TGAGCCCCGGTTTGTTCGGGGCCAGCTTGACGCAGGCGGTCGGAGGCGACCGGTTCTTCCAGGACGGGAACGAGTACGTGCCGATCCCGCCGGTGGTGGACATCCCGATGAACCTGATCCGGGGTGCGCTGGATCCTGGGCAGCGGGACCTGATCCAGAACAACCTGCCGAGGTTGGTGCCGGGTGGGATTGCGGCGGCCCGGGTGATGGGCATGATGCCGAACCTGATGGAGGGTCCGCTGTTCGGGCTGCCGGGCTCCCTGCAGAAGACCTACGTGGACTTCAAGACGAAGACAGAGGATGGGCGGGTGCCGGTGTACAAGGCGGACGGAACCCTGATCGATTACCAGGGCACGGGCCAGATCTTCGCGAAGGCGCTGGGTGTCGACTTCGGTACGTTCAAGCAGACGGCGGACTTCGATGCGTTCCTGCTGAAGAACCGGGACCAGATCGTGGAGTACCGGCGGCGGGCGATTGCGGCGCTGCTGGCGAACGAGATCCCGAAGATGCAGGGGGTCAAGCAGGAGTTCAAGCGGCGGTTCGGGATCGAGCTGACCATCAGCAAGGACCAGCTGGACGAGGCGATGAAGAACCGGCTGGTGCCCAGGACGGAGCGCATCCTTGAGCGGATCCCCCCGGAGCTCCGAGGTCAGTTCCAGCAGCTGGCGGCCAGCAGGGCACCGGAGCTGGGTGTGTCGGCGGAGGCCATCATGGGGGCGGACACGGCCCGCCAGAGGATGCAGTCTCGTCAGATCGGGACGCTGCCGCTGACGGCAGAGCAGCAGGCTGTGATGGCACAGGAGACGGGGAAACCGTTCGAGAGCTTCGGCTCGTTCTAGATGGCGGCCCAGAACTGAAGGCAGCCCTGCTGGCGGTACCACCGGACGGCGCCCAGGCAGAAGCGAGGGAGCAGGCGCACCAGGATCCTGGACTCGGGCTCACGATCCAGGACCCTGGCGGCCATGCCCTTCAGGGTGGCCCTGGTGATATCGACGTTGATCATGTAGGCCTTCCCCGCAGAGGAGAAGGTCATGTGCCCCTTGCAGAGGGCCCCATCCACGCGAGTGTGGGGCGGCTCATTGGCAAACGGATCGTCGGGGATGGATCCGTCCGGCAGGGCCAACGTCGTAACCAGCCAGTGGCGTCCACCTGGGTATGTCAGCAGGTGGGGTGTTCCCAGTAACGGGAGGGTGAAACACCCAGGGTGGGTGGTGGGGGGAACGGGTGCTGTCACCCCCATCTCCTTGAACCCCGAGTGTCTCACCCTCAGCGGCACTGGAAGACTCCAGAGGCGGGGTGTCGACACCTGATCCGTCAATCGGGCGTTGGTTGTGTGTTCCTCGTAGTTGGCCGGGGGCTCGTGCAAACGATCCATCGCTGCGCTTTCAAGTGGAGACAGTCACACTTGCCCGGTAAGGGAGGCGCGGATGCACCCCCGGCCACTACGTGAGGAGGACTGTGAGGAGGGGGTGGAGCTTGTGGGCCCCACCCCCTCGATCAGTGGGGGTGCGTGTTAGGCGGACAGGAGCTTCTGCAGGAACTCGGTCTTGTAGACCTTGGTCGCGGCGTTGCCCTTGCCCTTGCGGTACTGGCACCGGACGGTGCACACCACCTGCTTGTCCGAGCCGAGGAGGTTGGAGACCTTCTCGATCGCGTCGGCCACGTCGAGACCATCAGCCGTTCCCACCTTGGTTCCAAGGACGGTGCTGAGATGGCCGCAGAAGCGGTTGCGCTCGATCTGCAGGCCGGTGCGACGGCCCTCTGCGGTGACGGCGCCGGCGTTGTCCGGGAAGGTGAACGGTGCGCCGCCCCAGACGAGCGGGTTGTCCGGGTTGACCTGGTCGTTCAGGAGCTGGTAGCGGAAGCGGAACTCGGTGGCCGAGAGCTCGACCTGCTGACCCTGATCGGTGGTGAACCGGTAGGTGGCCTTCTCGTTGATCTCGAGACCGAGCACGTAGCAGTCGTGCTCACCCTCGGTGGGCCACTCGCCGAGACCGCCGACGCCGGTGTCCGGATTGGCGTCACCGAAGGCCTGCTTCTGGGCTGCGAACATTGCGCTGATCTTGCTGTTTGCCATGACTCTGACACTCCTGAAAGGGTTGACTGGGGTTACGCCCCAGCATTGGTGTTGTACTTGCGAACGAACTCGGCCCAGCCGTACGACTCGGGCAACTCGAACTCTGCCTCCATCTTGACCCGGTGCTTCGTGATCCCCGAGAGGGTCTCGGAGTCGACGGAGAACAGGTGGCGCTTGCGCTTCTCGGTCACCACCTTGGGCTTGAGCTGAACGGTCTTGCCGTCCTTGACGATGGCGGGCTGCTGGATCTCACGCTGCTCGGTGACCCACTCCGAGGACACGGCAGCGACCAACTCGAACAGCGGGTAGAGCCGCTTGTAGAAGCCGTCGGTGATCGTGAGCTCGGGCTTGAAGACGTACCGGTCGTCGCCCAGGGGGATCTTGGCGTTGACCACGTGACACACAATGTACACGCCGTAACCGTACCGGCGCAAGGTGAGGCACGAATCGATCACCATGTCGTAGAGCTGGTCCCACGAGCGGCGGCCGTCCATCTCGCGCCAGTCCTTCTTGTCGTTGGACCGGGTGATCCAGTCCTTGAGGACGGGGATCCACGTGCCGAGCGAGTCGAAGAACACGGTGGCCGGCCGGGGCTGGTTGTTCTTGGCGAGGTTGCAGAGCAGGTCGATCTTCGTCTGGATGGCTTCCCACGTGAGGACGAGGGGCTCTCCATTCACGTCGATCGGCTGACCCTGCGGGTTGATGCCCGGCCACACGCATGCCTGGGGATCCCCGAGCGTGGACGTGCAGTCCATGTTGCACACCCATGCGTCCGGGTGGCTCTGGATGAACTGCGACTTGCCCTCGCCGGGCAGCCCACAGATCAGGCCGAAGAGCTTCTCCGGCGGATGGACCATCTTGATGCCTTGGAATCCAAGGCCCGAGTACCGCTGCTGCGGTAGCTTTCCTGCTGCTGTCGTGACTGACATGGCTTACTCCTCGAAGCCCGGCATGCGTACGTTGCTAAAGACAGACGTAGGTGCCGGGAAGTTGAATGACTGCTGGCGGTGCACGGTCTCGAACGTGTCGTACTCGCTGCGCTGCGCGGGCACAGGCGCGGGCGCGGGCGGGCGCTTCATGTTCGGCCGGTCGATCTGCACGGTGCGGGTCACCCGGTAGCCGATGGCCTTGAGCCACTCGGTGATGCGGGACTTCGACACCTTGCACTCGAACACCTTGTTGAACTTGGCGGTGAGATCCCCGATGGACTCGACGCCGTCCTCCAGGACCAAGTCGATCTTCGGCTTGATCACGAGGCGGACGTACTCGTCCTCGAACATCACGTGAGGTGTTCGGGTTCGAGGCTCTCGATCATCCCGTCGAACTCGTGCGGTTCCGGTTCGCTTGGCAGTTCGCCCGCGTCCCGATGGGCGACGAGGAACTGCTGCGTCTGGACCAGCGCCGGCCAGTCCTTCGGCTCGGTCAGGTAGAACGGGCTGTAGTTCGCCAGCTTCGACCCCATCCGGATTGCGTCGATGTTCTTCAGGAAGTTGCATGGGTTCGCCTCTTGGGTTGCCAGGTTGTAGATCATGGCAACACGGGAAAGGTAGTCGATGCGCCAATCCTTGTCAAGCATCACCGACGAATGAGTGTACGAAATATTGATCGGGGGGTCGTTCACGAAATCCGGAGCCTTGTCAAGGTATTCAAGTTCACCCCGGTACCAGCGCATGCACCTGGCCATGTAGTTCGTGAGCGACGGTTCGCCCTGGTAGATCTTCTCAGGCTTCTTGCCGGTGACCTGGTGCAGCACGTTGAGGCACTCTTCCATCGTGCCGCAGCACGGCTCCGGGCTGGGCTGGTTCTTGGTCCACTTGATCACGTACTCGCCGAACTCCTGCAGGTGGACGGGGGACCGCATGATGCGGCCGGAGACGCCGGTGCGCTTGCCGTCGGACTCCCAGTGGAAGTCGCGGTCGGACTGCCCGAACTGGATCGACGGCTTGAGAATGGCCATGTGCATCATGCCGCCGAGCTGCACGTCCTGTGCCAGGTTGTACTGCTTGTGAAGCAGACCCCGGGCAAAGAACCACTCGAGGGCGTGGAGGTAATGCATGGTCTGGAACTCCTCCTTCACCGTCGACAACCGGATCAGTGGGGGTGACGCGGTCGTCTTCGCGTCCACGATCCAGAGCTTGTTGGTCTTGCGGTTGAGCAGGAGCAGGTCGAACTGCGCGACCTGGCGGGTCTTCGGGAACCGCTCGTCGATCCACGTGAGCCGGACCTCGGCGCCGAGCTTGACGAAGTTGTCGGAGAGGGTGTCGAGCGCGCTCTGGTTGTTGATGCAGGGCAGGTTCTCGAAGGCGTTGTACCAGGCGGAGGCGTAGGCCTGGTCGATCTGCTCGTTCTGGATCGCGTCGGCCCGGTGGGATTCGGCGATCCGCAGCTCCTTGCAGATGTTGTTGATCTCGGCAAGGCGGGCAGAGCACTGGCGCTTGAAGATCTGCCAGCGATCATCGCGGTCGTAGAGGGCGAACAGGGTGTGGAAGTAGGAGCCCCGCGACAGGGCCTCGGAGTAGGAGAGCGCGGGGATCAGGCCGAGCCGGCGGCGGATGTAGTAGCCGAAGGGATCGGAGAGGGCGGAGCTGTAGTCGGATGAGCGGATGGAGGGAATCCGGGGCACGAGGCCTTCGGACTCGAGGTACTGCCGGGCGCTTCTGGCACGGTCAGTCGGGAGGGGGAGCGGTGTCGTTTCGGGTGGCATCTTGTTCCTGTCCTGTGAACTTGTCCCTGATCTTGACGAGTCGGTTGTACACGGATTGCGGGGACTTCAATCCGAGGACCGATGCAATGCGGGTCATGGTGTACCCGTCATGGCGTAGACGTATGATGGTCCATTCCTCCTCGGTCAGGTCGGGGATCTCCAGACGGTGCATCCGAACCTCGACCGAGATGTCTTCACAAAGTGTATCAGTTGTCACGGGGATCTTCAAGCGAGGTCCCGACGACGTGAACCGGAATCCGTTCGAGGTCCAGTAGCTGTAGTGGACGGCGCCCCAAAGGAACGACTTGAGGAAGGTGACGACCGTGGATTTGGATGGGTCGTAGACCGTGGCCAGGAGCCGGTCGGTATGGAGGTAGGCTTCGCTCAGGATCTCGTGCTTGTCCCAGAGGGGGAAGCGCTTCTTGCGATGGGCGTCGTAGGCCCACATCGTGAGGAAGCCCATGTGGTCCCGCGCATCCCGGCTCCGGTTGATCTCCACCTCATCCTCCTACTCCTTCACGAAGCTTGGAGGAACAAGGTACCAACCTTCTGGAATCGTGATCCGGTTCTGGGACAAGGTCCACTCACCGTTGATCCGGTGGTACACCTTGATCGCGCTGTTGGGTCCCGTCCGCATCGGAGACTCTTCCGGCACGAAGACGGTCCTGCTGCTGCATCCAGTCACGAATGCGCTGACCGCCACGAGCAAGAGTGTCCCGGTCAGGATCAGCATCAACCGCACTGTTGCCAGCTTGGATTCGACGGTCCAGCCACGAGATAAGGGCAATCGTGATCTGTGCGACGATGCGTTCGAGCACGGGGAGTTCTCCGAGTACCAGTCGTCGTAACCCTGGGTCACTTGGCCCCCACTGCCTCGCTGCTCACGTTGTTGTCCCGGGCGAAGAACCCGATGCCAGCCACGCCAAGCGCAGCGAACACAGCCTGCAGGTTGAACACGGTCTCGGGATCGGTGTCAAGCAGGTACGAGACCTGGGTCGCGATGATGCCGATGGCGGTGAGGATTCCGACGGCGGTGGTCTTCCAGCTGCCCTTCATTGCTTGCTCCGTTCGAGGCGGTCAAGACGGGCGGCAAGGTCACGCAACCTTTCGTCCGTCTGTTGGTCTTTCATGGTACTCACGACCTGGGCCTTGGCCAAGTCCGAGACGATGCTGCTCAGCTCCTTGACCTGCTCGGTGGTTGTCTCGAGCTGCTGATCCTTCTTCCCCATGTGGAGGAGGATGGTCCCGATGCCGATGCAGATCGCGACGAACTGTGCCCATGAGGCGACCAGTTGCGAGGATTGCTTCGTCTCCGGTGTCATCCGAGGATCTCCCCCTTGCGCTGCTCGGTGAGGAGACCGGCGGACACGAGGTAGTCCATGCCGGCCACGGTCTGCGGATCGTTGCTCACGATCTCCTGTGCGGCAGTGGCCAGCGTGAGGAACCGCCAGGTGATGGGGTCCGTGTTCGCCGCCGTGCGAATCCCAAGGAGCTCGGCCTCGGTGAACCGCAGCAGGAACTGGTACGCAGTCCACACGCGGGGAACAACGGGCGGCTTGAATCGGGGGGTCTCACCGGGCGCGTAGGTCCAGCCCTTGTCCGGGAACTCGTCGGCCTGAAGCTCGATCTTGTGCGGAGCCGGAGTCGGGGGGACATCGTGTTCCCGAACAAAAAGAACGACGTTCTCAGTCAGGTTGACGTATGCGTACCAACTCATCGCGTGACCTCCGTCAAGATGCTGAGATGATCGACTTCGACTCGTCCTGCGCCACCGTTGCCGCCGGAACGGATGCAGACATGGGGCGCGAAGAAGCTAGAGGAGGTCATGTCGATGTTGTAGGTGGTCATTAGGGTTACGGTCGTAATGGTGTGTACCGTTGCCCCACCGATCTTGATGGTGTAGGTAATCACACCCGCATTGTATTGCGTGAGGATCTGGATCGTGCGCCACGCCGCGTTCTTGAGGACACCAGTGCTGAAGTCGACGTAACTGATGGTTGACATCTCGGCATCAACCCCTGTGTATCGAACGGTCCAGTTGGAAAGATCCTTGGTCATGTAGACCGCGATGCCTGTAACTCCGTACCCAGAGACCTGAGAGTGGAAGTCGGCGCCATCTCCGAAGCAGACACCCACTTCAAATGGGTTTCCTGCTGTAGGAAGGGTAGGCACACGAACCACGGCAGTGACAGTGTTTACCAACTGCTGCGAAGCGGCGCATCGGTAGTTCATACCGTCGATGCGCGTGAAGCCGCCGAGGCTGGCGGTGTTGGTGGATGAGATTCCAAATCCACCGACAGCCGTGGCGGTAAGCCCAACGTCCAGAGCTCCGGCGCGATCAACGTACGCCCCGTAAGTCTGAGAGGTCACGGGGCGTACGTATGCAGCTCCTTGGATGTAGCTTTGGAAATCGCCGAGACCGTAGCCTTCGGTAACTGCGTATGCCTGAGTGATCGGTGGAACTCCGCCGCCGCCGCCGACCTCGACGCCGCCGGCGGTGGTGCCGTCGCCGATGTACAGCTTCTTGGTGTCGGTGGCGAAGATCGGCTCGCCCTGTAAGGGAGTAAGCGCGAGTCGATCGTTGTTGTTTCCACGACGGATCTGTAGAGGCATGGTTGATCCTTAGAGGACGTTGAAGTCTTCGTTGAAGGCAGCAGGAGAAGTGAAGGTTCCGTAATCTCGGTTGGTTCCAAGAGGATAGAAGATAAATCCGTAGTCCCAGCCCGCTGGCAACATCTGCAGCGTGAACGTGTTGAGCACGATGTTGGCATCGGAGACGTTCTGGATCTGGTAGACGTTCGCGCCAGGGACGGAAAGGTCGGCCGCGAATCCGAAGTTGTAGTTGTCCGGGACCGTGATGGTCGCGCTTGTGTTCAGCGTGAAGTTGAGAACAGTCCACGAACCTGGGTTGACCGAGTAATCCCCTGGGTTCAGGCGACCCGAGCTGATCTTGTAGTACACCGTTGCCGCAACACCAGAGGTCTGCACCAACCGGATGTCGATCGACGAATCAACACCCGTGATCTTCATCGTGTTGCTGTGCGGGTTAGTTCCCTCGTAGTACGAGAGCGTCGAGTCGGAGTAGATATAGAACGGGTCGGGTGTAAAGTCACCGACCGGAAGCGACGGCACAATCCTGGGGCGGTAGCTCCGCACCGTGATCCACGCCATGGGCTGTGCTCGAGATCGTCGCCTCATGATTCACCCCAGGAAAACACCAACCAGGAAGTAGTGGATC